ATTGGGGAGCCCACAATGAGGGTGGTAAGAAAATGCGATGGGAAATGGAAAAGGTTTTTGATATGTCCAGGCGAATGAATACCTGGAAGTCTAATGTTAATGCTTTCAGTTTTAGCAATGGAACACAAACAGTAAGCCAAAAGCCAAAAGAGGTTAAGGTTAAGAAGTATAAATGCTATGGCTGTGACAAGGTAAAAGAGGTTAAGGGTGAGTTAAAGGGAAGTGATATGTTTTGCGATTGTGGCGAACAGTTTTTAAAAGGCTACGAGTACAATGCATTGAAAGCCAGGGACAGCAAAAAGGATAATACAACCATAGACACCAAAATAAAAAAAACTATGAGTGATGCTGAGATACTTGAGAAAATAGGATTTAACATGAAGTCAATGGCATGATTGAAGAATATCTAAAAAATACCTGTAAGACTAAGGTAAATGTTTACAAAAATATGAACAAAAGCAGGACCAAGAATAAGATTGAGGACATAGGTCTGTACTACTGTACAAAATGTAAGAAAGTCTGGGAGTACCGAAAGAGGTATGGTATGTACTCTAAGATTAGCCCACCTATTGTTTTGAAGTATGGACACATACCAAGTTATGGCAAGGAGCGAATAATTTGTCCAGAATGTGAATGATATGAAAATGATGTAAAAAAGATATATCACCATTGATTGTTGATAACTGATAGTGCAAATATTCACCCATAAATGGATTTGAATATTTACCATATACTGCAAGGCATCCTCATGCTTTGCTCGTTCTTTCTGGGGGCTTGGGTTTACCATCGTGGTCAAACTGACAGGTCCCCTTCTCCTTCTCTTAAGTTAAATAAACCAGATGAGCATCCACAGGCTAATTGGGATGAGTTATGATTCCACAATAGAAGTAGACTATGGATTTGATGATTTTGATGATATTCAGATGCTTTGGGCACATTTGGCTATTAGTGCTATTCAAGCAGGATACCATCCTAGAGAGGTATTGATTGGCTACGCCTAAACTGACTCCAAAACAATTAATGTTCTGCAAGGAATACCTTATTGACCTTAATGCTACACAGGCTTCTATTCGAGCAGGATACAGCGAAAAAACAGCAAGGTCAGTAGGTTGTGAGAACCTTACAAAACCTTACATACAGAAAGAGATACAGCGTTTAAAAGCGATTAGGGAAAAGAAGATAGGATTAACAGCAGAAAAAGTATTAGAAGATATAGAACGAGTACGAAATAAAGCAGAAGGAAGCGAACAATTTAATGTAAGTCTAAAGGCAAGTGAACTCCAGGGAAAGCACCTGGCGATGTTTACAGAGAAACACCAGGTAGATGGGGAAATTAAGATGCCTGTGGTCCATATAGAGTTAGCCGATGTCTAAAATCAGTTTAAATCTAAATCAAGCAAAGTTTATGAAATGCGATGAGTCTGTTGTTGCATTTTTTGGTGGTATTGGTAATGGTAAAACCTTTGCAGGAATCTTAAAAGGTATTACCAGGGTATTAGACCCTGAACAATCACCACAACTAGGGATGATAGCCAGGCAGACCTATCCAGAATTAAGAGATTCGACACAGCGAACCTTTTTTGAGTTATTACATTTATGTGGATTCCTACCAGGTGTACACTATGAGTACAAGAAGCAGGAAAACAGGTGCATTTTTGCTAATGGTCACGAGATTATCTTTAGGTCCCTGGATGACCCTGCTAAATTATTATCTATAAACTTGGGATGGTTTTATATCGACCAGGCTGAAGAGGTGTCAGAAGAGGTATTTCTTACGCTTTTAGGTCGTTTAAGAGCAGTGGCTACTCCACAATGCTGGATTACAGGGAATCCATTAGGACATAACTGGGTCTGGCATCGATTTATACATGACCCTGTGCCTGGGAACATCATGTTTAATGCTAAGACCGAAGAGAACCAGGCAAACTTACCTGATGGGTACATTGAGAGTCTTAAAAAGAATTATAACGAAATATGGATTAACAGGTATCTGTACGGATCCTGGGATGCTTTTGAAGGGCAGATATATCCAGACTTTGAACCAAGTATTCATGTAGTTAATGACTTTAACCCTGACCCTGCCTGGAGAAGATTTATTGCTATTGATCATGGGAGGACCAATCCAACTGCTGTGCTTTGGGGTGCTGTAGATAACGATGATAAGATATGGATATACAGAGAGCATTACGAAGCAGGGCAAGATGCAGAGTATCATTGTAGAGCCATTAAAGCCTATCAGAATGAAGGCAGATATGAAACCTATGTTATTGACCCATCTACAGGTCCAGGGAAAAAGGATGACCCAGAGACCATAGGCAATAGATATAGACAGATGGAGATACCTGTTATTGGAGCAAATAACGATGTCCAGGGTGGAATTGATAAAGTAACCGAGTACATTAAGAGAAATAAGATATTTATGACCAGGTCATGTGAGAACTTGAGGAGGGAGATGGTCAATTACCAATGGGAACAGCCCAGTGCATCCAGGATGGACCTGAACTCACCAGAGAAACCATTAAAGAAGGATGACCACGCTGTAGATAGTTTGAGGTATTTGGTAGGTGAGGTGGTGCGAAGTGCCAAGAAGCCTGATACCAAGAGCGATACAGAAAGATTTATAGATTCCATCGTTGTAGATGCGGATCGCTCACAACCACAATGGGATAACATTTAATGGCAAAGGCAGATTATGCAAAATCTTTAACTGCATCTAAAAACAAAAAAGTTAAAGGCGTATCTATGAATGGATTAAATGCCAGGCAAATTAATGCTATGGCAAAACATTCAGAGCATCACAGTAAAAAACATATTGAGTTTATGGTTAGTGCAATCAACAATGGGGCATCGTTTTCTAAGTCTCACGAAATGGCAATGAATAAGGTAGGCAAATAATGGCAGGAATGGATTATTACCCAGCATCCGATCAAGAGTCTGCATTAGACCAGATTGCTGATGTTGCAGAGAGAATACCACAGATACAGAATTGGCTAGATAAAAGTAAAAAGGCTAGGCAGAAACAAGTAGATAGATGGCGTAAGAATGAACGCTTGTATTAT